GCCGCGCAAACCAGAGTGCTAGAGAATGCAAAAAACGATCTATACATCAGCCGAAGAGCAGACATTGATGACGCGGTTGTGGTCACCCGCGATAGCGAACGATCCTGAAGCGTTTGTACTGTTTGCGTTTCCTTGGGGCCAGCCCAACACACCGTTAGCTAAATTCAGCGGCCCGCGCAAATGGCAGCGCGAGATACTGCGTGACATTGCCAAGCACATTAAAGTCAACGAAGGTAAAGTCAACATGGACACGCTGCGCGAGGCGGTGTCCAGCGGCCGGGGTATTGGTAAGTCGGCGTTAGTTAGCTGGCTGATCCTGTGGATGCTATCGACCCGGATCGGCTCGACGGTGATCGTAAGCGCCAACAGCGAAGCGCAGTTAAGGTCGGTCACTTGGGGTGAGTTGACCAAGTGGCAAGCGATGATCATCAATAGCCATTGGTGGGAGATCAGCGCGACTAAGATTGTCCCGGCGCAATGGCTGACCGAACTGGTCGAGCGTGATCTTAAGAAAGGGACGCGCTACTGGGCAGCGGAAGGCAAACTCTGGTCAGAAGAGAACCCCGACGCCTACGCCGGGGTACACAACCACGACGGGATGATGTTGATCTTTGACGAGGCGTCTGGTATCGCCGACGCGATCTGGTCAGTCGGTGCGGGCTTCTTTACAGAGAACATTTTAGACAGGTACTGGTTTGCGTTTAGCAACCCCCGGCGTAACAGCGGGTATTTCTTTGAGACGTTTAATAGTAAGCGTGATTTTTGGCAGACGCGCCAGATAGATGCGCGCACGGTCGAAGGGACGGACAAGCAGGTCTACGAACAGATCATCGCGGAGTACGGCGAGGATTCAATCCAAGCGCGCGTTGAGGTGTACGGCGACTTCCCAAGCGCGGGTGAGGATCAGTTCATCTCGCCAATGGTGGTCGAGGACGCATTTAAGCGGCCTAAGTACAAGGACGAGACCGCGCCTATAGTAATAGGGGTCGATCCGGCGCGCGGCGGTTTGGACAGTACAGTCATCGTAGTCAGACGCGGGCGTGACATTGTGGCGATCAAACGGTACAAGGGCGAAGATACGATGTCTATTGTCGGTCGTGTCATTGACGCAATTGACGAATACAAACCAACGCTAACTGTAATAGACGAAGGCGGTTTGGGTTACGGTATACTTGACCGATTAACAGAACAACGGTATAAGGTACGGGGGGTGAACTTTGGTTGGAAAGCCAAGAACCCCGTCATGTGGGGTAACAAGCGGGCTGAAATGTGGGGCGCGATGCGCGAGTGGTTAAAGACTGCCAGCATCCCGCAAGACAAGATGCTCAAAGATGATTTGGTTGGGCCGATGAAAAAGCCTAACTCAGCGGGTACGATCTTTCTGGAAGGCAAGAAAGAAATGAAAGCTAGAGGGTTGGCATCACCTGACGCAGCCGACGCGCTGGCGGTGACCTTTGCCTATCCTGTAGCGCATCGTGAGTACGTCGAACGGCCTCGTACTCTTACGATGAATCGTGACGCAATGGCCGGATCTTGGATGGGTGCATAAGTGCCTAGTCTTTTTCTAGGTGTAATTTTTACTTTACTAGATATGCTTAAAAAATCGACGTCCCCTAAAGCGTTCAAAGAAAACATTAAGACTGAAGTTAAAGCTGGCAAACCAGTCAAGCAAGCAGTTGCAATTGCCTACGCAACCAAACGCGCGGCGGCAAAGAAATGAAGCCCGGCCTGTACGCTAATATCCACGCCAAGCAGGAACGAATTAAGGCTGGTTCTGGCGAGAAGATGAACAAGGTTGGCAGCAAGAATGCGCCAACTGCTAAAGACTTCAAAGACTCGGCTAAGACGGCTAAGAAAAAGTGAGCGATTACACCGGAATTAACGCTGTTGGCAACGTCGCGTTGGGTGGCAAACCACTCAAGAGCGACTCGGATGTGCTGTCAACAGCGCGGGATCGCCTGTCAATGGCAATCTCGGCGTATTCCGAATCGCGTGAAGACGAATTAGATGACCTGCGTTTCTACGCTGGCTCGCCCGATAACCAATGGCAATGGCCCGCAGATGTGCTGGCGACCCGTGGTGCGGTGCAGGGGCAAACGATTAACGCGCGGCCCTGCTTGACAATAAATAAGCTGCCGCAGCACGTCCACCAGATTACCAACGATCAGCGCCAGAACCGGCCTAGCGTGAAGGTTATTCCGGTTGATGACAACGCTGATGTTGAGGTTGCCGAGATTTTCAACGGCATGATCCGGCACATCGAGTACATCTCAGATGCCGATGTGGCCTACGATACGGCTTGTGAGAACCAGGTTGCGTATGGTGAGGGCTATATTCGGGTTCTGACCGAGTATTGCGACGACGATACGTTTGACCAAGACATCAAGATTGCCCGCGTTCGCAATAGTTTCTCGGTCTACATGGACCCGCTGATTCAAGACCCGTGCGGCAGCGACGCCAAGTGGTGTTTTATCACCGAGGATCTGTCCAAAGAAGAATACGGTCGGCTTTTCCCGAATGCTTCGCCTTTGTCTACGCTGGAAACCTTGGGTGTAGGCGATCAGAACCTAAGTCAATGGTTAAATACCGATACGATCCGAATTGCGGAGTATTTTTACTGCGATTACGAGCGTAAAACGCTGAATTTGTACCCCGGCAACGTGACTGCGTTTGAGGGTACGCCAGAAAACAAGGAATTGCTAAAAATATATAAAAAACCAAAGAAAACGCGCCAAGCGGATATTAAAAAGATCAAGTGGTGCAAAATCAATGGCTACGAAATCCTTGAAGAGCAGGAATGGGCCGGTGATTGCATTCCTGTTGTGCGGGTGATTGGCAACGAATACGAGGTCGAGGGCCGCATTTATATCAGCGGGCTGGTCAGAAACGCTAAAGACGCCCAACGGATGTACAACTATTGGACTAGCCAAGAGGCAGAAATGCTGGCGCTGGCTCCAAAAGCCCCGTTTATTGGTTATGGCGGGCAGTTTGAAGGGTACGAAACCCAATGGAAGACTGCAAACACGCAGAATTGGCCTTATTTGGAGGTCAATCCAGATGTAACGGACGGTCAGGGCGCTGTATTACCGTTACCGCAGCGTGCGTTGCCGCCAATGGCCCAAACTGGTCTGATTCAGGCCAAAATGGGGGCGTCCGAGGACATAAAATCGGCAACTGGACAGTACAACGCATCACTTGGGCAGCAATCGAACGAGCGTTCCGGCAAGGCTATTCTTGCCCGCCAGCGTGAGGGTGACGTTGGTACTTATCACTACCAAGACAACCTAGCGCGGGCGGTTCGCTATGTTGGTCGGCAGTTGGTTGACCTAATTCCGAAGATTTACGATACGCAGCGCATCGCCCGTATTATCGGGTTGGACGGCGAGACGAAGATGGTCAAGATTGACCCGACGCAACAGGAACCTGTGCGTAAGATCCAGAACCAAGAGGGTATTGTGATCGACAAGATCTACAATCCTTCAGTTGGCAAGTACGACGTAGTGGTTGCGACTGGTCCGGGCTATGCGACCAAGCGCCAAGAGGCTCTTGAGGCGATGGCGCAGCTACTGCAAGGCAACCCGCAGTTGTGGGCGGTTGCTGGCGACTTGTTTGTTAAGAACATGGATTGGCCTGGGGCGCAGGAGATGGCAAAGCGGTTTGCCAAGACGATTGACCCCAAGCTCATGGGTGACGCCGAGGATAATCCTGGGTTGCAAGCAGCGCAGCAGCAGATGCAAGCGATGGCGGCAGAGTTGGATCAATTGCACCAGATGTTGCAAAATGTCGGCAAGTCAATGGAAGCGCAGGACATGGAGCGCAAAGATTACGAAGCTAAGATCAAGGCGTTTGACGCTGAGACTAAGCGTATCGCAGCGGTTCAAGCCGGTATGTCTGAAGAGCAGATCCAAGACATCGTTATGGGTACGTTGCATGGCATGATTACGAGTGGCGATCTGGTTGGTGAGATGCCGGGTCGGGAAACAAACGAAATGCTGCCGGAATCGGCTGAGTACGCACCACAGCAAGGGATGATGCAATGAAAGTTGCGGATTTTGTTGGTCTTTTATTCCTAGGGCGTGATGTAGCGCACAGCGTTCATTTGAATACCCGAAGTTACAGCAAGCACAAGGCGTTGCAGAAGTTCTACGAGCTAATCATTGAAGCGGCAGACGACTTTGCCGAAGCCTATCAGGGTCGGCATGGTTTGATTGGTCCGATCACGTTGATGTCAACTAAGAAAACGACCAATATTATTGAGTTTTTGGAAAGCCAACTGGCTGAAATTGAAGCTGCTCGATACGAAGTTGTTGACAAGACTGATATGTCATTGCAGCAGTTGATTGACAACATCATTGAAGTTTATCTTCGTACTCTATACAAACTACGCTTTTTAGCGTGAGGTAAT